TCTTTACATAAATAAATGATACAGGATAACATCAATAGACCAAAGCCGCTGACAAGGATAATAAAATACATCATTGTTTTCTTCCTTTACCAAATCTCTACATCATAATTGCCTAGCATAGTACGCTTGCAATCTAATTTATATTCTTTTAACTCTGATGGATTATGAATATAAAAGTTTACTTTAATCTTTGTGGTATCTATAAGACGGTTTATTTGACCTGTGGTGCGGATAAATAATCGGCGGTAACAAATATATATCGCAAATAAAATAACTAACTGTAAGGCAATTATAATCAATAATACCCCCTCTATATCATTTGTCATCTTGTTTTCCTTTAAAATTTGTTAGCTTCTGTATTAAATTCAATCATAAGGTCTATGTTCTTGATTATCTCATCAATATCTTTTTTTTCTTCTTTAACGTTTTCCTTATATTCTTTATAAGCTTCAAAGAGCCTTTTCCTTTTAACTCTCAAAAAAAAATCAAGAGATACTTTTGTCATCAAACAATCACCTTTTAATCTTAGTAAACTACAAGTATCATTTTTAACTTCTTCAAAGCGTTCTTGTAAAATTTTATTTGTCATCTTGTTTCTCCTTTTCTAAAGCGTTTTTATCTGTAACATATTCCATTAATTCTTTTCTACATTTCCAACATTCTCTTTCAGCTAGGAATCTAACAATATCGCTTTTAATCACCCTTTTTAATCTAAAGAATAAGCTCACATCTTTAGGATATAATTCATCTCCGACTTTATGTACGTTCCTTAAATAAAAAGCACAATCTATTAAAGTAAAATCACTGGGATTATATTTTTTAATATCGTCTTTTGTATAATCATAGTCACCCTCTATCTCTTCAAAAATATTATTTATAATTTCCCTTACATAATGTTTAAAAAGTATAGTTATTCTAAATTCTGGAAATGTATTTTTAATTTCTTTCAGAATCTTATCTTTAAAAATATTATCTGTCATTTCTTTATTCTCCTGTTAGTATTTTTAGTTTAAGTGTTAGATTTAGCTAAAATTATTTAACCACATTGTACGGTCAAATAAACTACTCTAGCATTGATATTTAATGGGAGCATATTTCAGCTCCCATTGTAAATTATTTTTTAGGTTTAATAAGTTCAGAAATAACTAGGTTTCTTAAATCGTCTATCTTTGTTTCTAATCTATCCAAATCAGCACGATATACTTTGTTTCCTAATTCCTGTGTAACGGCAACTTTATAATCAGAAAATTCTTTTTTGACATCGTTTAATTGCATAAGCAAATATCCAAAAGCAGGAATAAGCATAGTCGTTATAATACTATGTATAATTTCATACGTTACTGTTTTCTGATTATCTATGTTTTTATCCATTGCCGTCACCAACCGTCTTCTTATATTTTAATAAACTATTAAAGGCTTTGTCAATATTGTAATATTTCCTTTCTTTAAATTCAGCTCTCTTTCCTTTGTTCCATTGGGATACTGGTCTGTGATACATTTTCGACTATTGCTTCTCCTTTAGGAGTCATTTCATTTAGTCTGTCAAGGTAGCTTTTTGCAATCCCATATTTTCTTCTTAAAAAATATCTGGGATTATCGCCATACAAAAATTTTATAAGTCTTAAGCAATCGCCTTTTGCCATTCTAATTCTGAATACAGAACCATTTTTGACGATTTTTTTCTTTTCACTTATAACTTTGTGTCTTACAAGTATAGATTTTATACTATGCAAGATTGGCATATATCCTGTGATTTCAGCGAATAGATGATTTTTATGCAATCCGTCATAATAAAAGCAACCGTCTGCATCGAACAACCCTCTTATAAAATGCGGAGCAATTTCATCTTGTAATAAGTCTATATTAAGATAACCTCTTTGTTCCTTTCTTTTGTTTAAAGAATATTTAGATAATGTTTTTTTCATCTTCCAACTTCCTACGTCAAAAGAAACGGCAGGATATTTACCATTATTCAAAAAGTGTTTAATCGGTTTATCAATACTACCAACAAAACTTCTGAATCCGATAATCAACTCTTTATCCTTTTCCGCACAGCATAATCTTATTCTATTTTCTCTTGTGCAATTACCGTCACCATATAGATAACCAATCCAATATGCTGAATCACTTGTCAATGTGTCAAATACATCTTCTTTTAAACTATATTTTCTTTTAAACATTTTTTATATCCTTTCAGAATAAGTCTGTCGACTTTAGCTTTCCTCATCGTTGCAAGATTATATCTTGTTTTCGATTTCTATTAGAAATGATTTTAAATGGGCTATCACACTTTACCCATCACGCGGCTGTATACTTCACATTTAGTTCTTTCTTCTTCTTTTAATTCAATTTCATTATTCATAATAACACGTCCTTTCATATTTCCGGCTTTATCAATCCAGCTTTAATCATAACTTGACTTGCTTCTTCTGGAGAGATAGAGCCATAATTTTTAATATAAGCCATTGTTTTAATCCACGCAAATTCTTTTTGAGTGAATCCACATTTCTCAAAGTGTTCGAGAAAGTAATTATATACTTCTTTCACTTTGCTTTTTGATATTGTTCTTTCACTCATCACCGTTAAACCATAAGTTAAGTTCAGCGACTCGTCTTTTAACAAGACCTTTGTAAACAACGCCACCAGCTTTAATCCAGTTCCATTCCTTAAAGATAGCTTCGTTATCACCTTTCTTAATCGCTTTGTATAACTTAGAGTTAAGAAAAGCACCACCACCAATATTGTAAATCAAACTGGCAAGAGCTTCTATCTGTCCTTGTGTCATCTCATACGGCATCTTTTCCAATACAGGCAAGACGTGTTTTTTAAGATACGCTTGCAATATATCATCAGCGACTTTCTCATTTACAGAGTTATCATCAGCCGCGACTTCTTTTCCGCTTGGATAATATCTGCTACCGTAACCGATAGTCCAGTAACCTGCGGGGCATTTGTAAGGATATGCTTTAAACCCCTCAAATTCTTTAATTAGTTCTCCTTTTATATTCATTGTTATTCTCCTCTATCGGCTTCAATCGTATTAAGATATTGATTATACGCTTCTTTAACTTCCTTGTATGTCATTGTTAATCTCCTTATATTCTTTTATATTGTTTTCTGCTTCTTTTATTATTGCTTCGTCAGATTCATCACTTTCAATATATTTATATCCATCACCTATGTATAAATCTCTTAATGTTAAACTATCAATTATTAATTGCATTAAATCATCTTCTTCGATTTCATATTTTTTCATTACCAAATCTCCTTTATTATTCTCCAATTAAATCTTTTAGTTCGCCTTTATAGACAACGGTATTTCTATTTCCTTTGTCGGTTAAAAACGTAACGATTAATACGTCATAAGTTCTTACAGGCATAGTAAATTCTACGCCAAAATCTCTTACAATGGATATTATCTTATCAGTATTAATAATTAAGTCGTGCGGATAATCGCCATTGTATTTACGATTGTTAAAATTAGTTATGGTTTTTGCTTTAATCTTCATTGTCTTTCTCCTTATAAAGTCCTGTTGTATCAATCATCTTTTTTAATTCATCAAGTTTTTTATTTGCTTCTTCTAAATTTATTATAAGCTCATCATAATATTCTTTATCTGTTTTCTGTTTCTCTACAAGCACTTCATTTGTTTCAAAATCTATCTCGGAATAATCTCTTATATATTCAAAGAATCCAGCGATAGTATAAAAGTTTTTATTCGGTTTTAGTTCTATTCTATATCCTGTTTTATTTAGCTTAACATATAAGACAATCGGGAAATCAGGATTTAATGTTGTTGCAACTGATTCAATACAAGACTTGTCGATTATTATTCTTTCAAGACTATCTGTTGATAGATAAGTTTCGTTTTCTATTCTATTTGCATATAACATTAGCATTTCTTTTCTCCTAATTCTTTTTCGAGTTTATATTTCTTTTCGTTAATCATATCTTCATAATCGTCCACTTGATATTCCAGTATTGTTTTTTCAATGGTTAGATATACTTCATCTTTAAAGATATTAAGTAATTTTTCAACATCTTCATAATCAATTTTCCTCTTTTTCAAGGCTCTATATATTCTATCAATGGTTTTCATAACATAGTTTTTAAACTCTATTCTTTTTACATCGTGCATAAATAAATCGGAAAAAGTAGATAAGCACATACCGACTTTATGATACTCCATTTTTTCTAGTGTTTTATGGTCGTGAAATGTAATACCTTTTCCCTTATTATCTTCGATAAGCTCTGTCAATAATTCATTAAAGAACTCAATAAAGTAATCAGCTTTATGACTATTGCCGCTGGTATAATCCATAGATATTGATTTAATATATTCCATAATGATAAATAATCTATGAAAATTTAACTCGGCATCTTTTGTTCTAATCATTTTAACTTCTCCAATATTTCACCTACTCTATAAATTATTATTAGAAGATTAATCTGTATGATAGCGAGCACTATCATAAGTCTTATAAAATAATCTTTATCAATACTGTTTACTATTCTTGGCAAGTATGGTTTGCCGTCAATAATAAAACATCTCTTTTCGGCATCCCAATCAATGCTATAATTTGTATCTTTCATTTCCATTTTTATTCTCCTATGATTGTTATGATAACTATGCTCCACATAGCCGCCACCGATAAGATAGTAACGGCTACATCATGCTTGTCAATCAATCTCCATATCTTTTTCATACTCTTTTTCATTCAACTCCATAGCTTTTACAAGTCTTTTTATTACTTCCTGCATAGACATTTTAACTGTTATCTGTTGGTCTTTAATATACTTCCAACGGATAATAGTTCTATATGCTGTCTTGGTATTATCTACGATAGCCGTGACATACTTCGGCGGCACTGTGGCTTCTTTGCGGAACATACAAACACCGCCTTTGCACTCGTGAACAATCTCATCACTTGTAAAATATACAACTGCCATTTCTCTTTTCATATCACACCTCACTAAAACGGAATCTTGTCGTCATCTTCATAGTTCTGTGATACAACTTTCATCGCTCCGGCTGATGATTCCAACTTGTCTTTCATCTTGTCTTTAACTGCTTGCGTTCCGTCAACGGCTTCGCTATCCGATTTCTTATCGTCTAACACTACTAAATCATCGGCAATAATCTTGGTATACTTCTGATTGTTTCCGTCATTGTCTTTATATTCTTCAATAAAAATCTTTCCCGTAACGGCTAAACGATAACCTTTATGGATAACTTTCATTGCATACGCACCAAAGGCAATACAGTTAAACCAACTTGTTTTCTTATCGTACTTGCCGTCTTTGTTCTTTGTTTCATAGGTGTTAGCAAGCGTAAACTTAACTGTCTGCTTTTCTTCGTTCTTTTCTTCGTGTCCAACTCTACCGCTAACAACTATTTTATTAATATCATAACTCATTTTCTTGTCCTTTCTCTGCTTCAATCTCTTCTTTAAGTTTAAATGTAATTGTTTTTGTGTCGGCGTCCATTAGCATACAATAATCACCGACTTTCTTATTGCATACTTTCTTCATAAATCTCATAAACGCTTTGGTGTATTCCCAACCAGCATCATCTATTCTTGTGCAACGGGATTTAATTCCCATTAATTTTTGTTCCCGAATAAACCGTGCTGTGTATCTGCGTTTATGTTCCAACGCTCTTGGTGATAACATCAGTAATTCTCCCCTCTAATACAATCTGCTATGATACAAGATACTTCCCATATTCTTAAATCAATCTCAACATCTCTAATCTTATACTCATTATCTTTAATCACTTGAAAAGATATGATTGTTTTACCCTGTCGAGTTTGTGACATGGCGAATAAATCTCTATGGTCTATGATTAAATCTTTATTGTCTTTATTATCTACAAGATATTCATTCGGAATAATAATCGCTGTCATATCACACCTACCTTACAGATAAACTTTCCGTTTGCTTAACGGTAACACCGGCAAACGACTCGCCTTTATCCAAATGCTCTTTGATAGCTGTCTTGTTGGCTTCATACTTAACCCTGTAGCAATCGGCAGGTAACTTTGAATAGTCAATCATTTCTTCATTGACATCAATGCTATTTGTTATCCTTTTGCTAAAGGTATAAAATGTTGTCTTAAACTTACCACCTAACAGATTTACTGCGTTCAGCAATCTTGTTTTCAAGCGATTCGTTTTGTTCTCAAACATCTTTTTCCGTGCCTGTAACCTTTTAATTTCCTCGGCAATCAAATCAGCTTGCGACTTGTAGTATTCACTGGCTTTTTTATACCGTTCCATACAAGGTGCAATTTCCTCTTGTGCCAGTCCATCAAGGATAGATTTATCTTCTTCCTTAAACTCACCTGTTTCCTCGTCATAGCAAGCGTCAATCATTTCAACGAGTGATAAAACTTCTTTTTCAAAAAACATTTTAGTCATTATTTATTCCTTTCATTCTCAATAATAATTCTTAACTTGTCGGCTTCTACTTCCAATCCCGCTCCTGCCAAATCAGCGGCAAGTCCGGCAACGGCTTCAATCATATTGGTTATGTTCTCTGGCTTGTCGTTAATATATTTTAAGCACTTCTCATATCTGGATAACAACTTTGCTTTCAAGTCGTCATCTTCCTTTTTAACTGGCGGTAATTCTCCGTCTAGTTTCTTTTTGTTTGCAATCTTCTTTGTTGAGTAAACTGTATTGCCTTTGCTGTCAACGACAACAAGGTCTTTAATTCTACGATTGCTGTCATAAGATATTTCTTTTACTTCAAATCTTATATACTTATCTTGCAATTCATATCTTCCCTTATCATTTTTAACTGTCGGCAATGACAACCAAATAAACGGTGCTGTATAGAGTTCCACACCGATACCAAATTTAAAAGCACTTCTTTTAAATGCGTCACTTGCCTGTCCTTTCTCGGCTTCGGTATTACTTTCAACTCCACAATCCCAACGCCATATCCATTGGTTCAGTTCTTTATTCCAGACACCGATTCCGCCATACATCTTGCCGTCAATAACTTTAAAGTCATTGACCCACAAATCTCCATAGACTTCATCGAGTATAGCTCTGTCAACTCTAGCTGTCTTATACAATAATATCTGACAACCTTTTGCCGTTACTTGTGATACACGGCATTCAATTTCGTCTGCATTTAATAATCTAATATTCGTCATCTTTTATTCTCCTTTCTCTATTTTGTTTCCATTTAATATGGCAAGCATTTCAGCCGCCATC